ATCCCGACCAAGCGCAAGGCTCTTTCCGAGAACGCGATAAAAGCGCTGACCGCGCTCTACCAAGAGTATGGCGACGTGTCTGCGCGGAAGGATGGGAAGAGCCCTGCCCTCGCGTAACGGTTGCCCTGCCCCGTTTCTCACGCTATCGTGAGGCGTCTGTGGTAGACATTCGCCCCCGTGTCATCCGCGGGGGCGTCTTACTATGGCGCGGCCTGACCGAGGCAGCTCCCTAACAGCCTTGAGGTTTCTCCGCTAATTGGAAGCGTAGCCCGCTTTTCACTGCCCAAGCTTACTGCGATGCAGTGAAGAGTCACGGTGTGACCACAAAAGGTTTTTCTCTCACCTGCGAACGCCGTGCACCATCCTCGATTCATAATCTCCGGAAGAGATGTCTCGACATCCCGTAAGGTGATCTTGGAGCTAAAATCGATCAACGGCACAGCGCGCTCCGCAAATATCGAACCCGCGGTTTCTCCTGTGAGACTAGGGCCGTCATCTATCGTATCCCAACACAGGAAATATCCTCGACCACCCTGCGTGGGGGAACAAGCACGGACAGACACGTCGCGCTCATCTAGTCTGTACTCGCGAGAAACCGTGTCCAGCAGGTTCAAATCGACTTCCTCAAAGGATTATGCGATTTCTCGCTGTAGGCGGACGTTCACGCTGCGGATCGTCTCAGCTTGCAGCAAATCTGAAGCAAGCATCTTACCGTTTTGCACCATCCATTTCGTAACGGCCGACCATTCCCATAACGGCATCGACGATGTGACCCGAAAGGCCGGTGCTGGAAACCCAGATCCGCGCTTGTCAGCCGCGTATAGGCTTATCGCCGCCTTGGTCATCCCTGACCGCTGGGCAATCTCGGTGAGACTGACCAAAGGGTCTGGTTCAACACGGTTTATGGTAGCCCCTGCTGCTCTGACGTGCGCCATGGCGGATTCAATGGCTTGCTCAAGGGTCGGCGCTTCACGCGCAAAGTCTAATATGATGTGGCCTTTTTGGAACGAAACGGTCGCATCATCGCAGCCGCCGTCATAAAAGCGACTTTCGAAGTCCTCAGCGGTCCTATCGAGACCAGATGCGACGATGCTAAATTCAAACGTCTCCACCACTGACCTCCCTGCTTACATGCGGGCAGCGGTCGACCGCCCTTTTAATCTGTCTTGCATGTGCCTCAGCATTGCGTGGAGTGCCATTCACGCCAACCTGGCAGCCGTCGCGATCTGCATGGGCACAGAACAGCCGTCCCCAGTGCCCTCTAGGGTGATCGCAACGCCAGCCCATAGCTTCCGCATACTGAACCGCAGCCTCGACTTCCTTTATCGAATGCCTTGGTCTCTTAGATGAGCAATTAGCATTGCTCATCAGGCGTCGCCTTCTTTATCCGATGTGTAAACATCTGTCAACAGGATTGCACCATACATGACATCAAGGATGTATCATCCTGACAGGCGCGACAGCGTAGTCAATGGGGTGAAGGACCACCGCAGGAGACGATACGTGCTTCGACGGAAGATAAGACATGAGCGTTGAAGCTAAGGCAATCAAACAGCAAGCGAAGCTATAGAGATGAGCTCACCAAATTGGGCGAGCTCAAACCCTCAGTTCGTCGGGTTCTCGGGCGCATCCGGAAGCGGCGCGTTCTCGCCCGGCTTGGGCTCAGGTGCCGGACGGCTGGGGTCGTATGTCGGCGTCGGTTTCGAGGTCATGCGGGCTTTCCTCCGTCCTCGGGATGATCGGGGTGTTCAGGCGCGTCGTCCTGCTGCGGGCTCGTGTCGGGATACGGCTCGAACGGCTCGTCACTCCCCGGCTTGGCTGGGTTCGGCTTGCTTGTCATCGTCGTTTTCCAGAGGTGAGATGACTCAAGGCAGGCGGGGCGCAGGAGTTGCGTAAATTGCGCCCCCCAGAATCCCTTTGTTTCCAATGCGACCCCGATTTACCCAGGCCAGAGTAGCAAATTCATTTGCCAAAATGGAAACACACGCCCATATCAGCGATAGATCGGAAACAAGCGACGCGGCCCTCGACGTGCGAGGTGTGTTCGCGTTTGTGCGAACGCCGATCCCGTTTGAACCCTAGCCGGAGGAAAGAGCATGTCCAACGTGTTCAACCATGATCCCCGTGTGAAGGGGGTGTATAATGGCAGCATTTAAAGCACGCCATGTAGCAAACTCCTTGTTGCAGAGAGGCTTCAAGGAAGCGCGCACCGACATGTCGCCTATGAAAATTCAAAAACTTATGTTCTACCTGAATGGCTGGCATCTAGCTATGCATGGCACTAAGGCAATAGACGTTTCTTTTGAGCCGTGGAAATTTGGGCCTGTAGTGCCGCTGATTTATGACGATCTGAAATGTTTCGGATCAGCCAATGTTAATCGGTATATACCGGAACATGACCCTATTTCGGGTGAAACGAAGCCTTTCGTCGTCTCCTCGTCGTGCGCAGATTTTTATGAAGTTCTCGATATTGCTTGGGAAAAGTATATCGGGATCAATGCCGTAAACCTATCAGCGATGACGCATGCACCAGGCTCTCCTTGGGATCTAGCTATCAAAGCTGGCCTCTCAGAAATACCTGAAGACACGACAAGAAGCTATTTCGAGCGTCTAGCTCTTACCCCGGCGTAGGCGACTACCGGTGTCAGAGGCAGCAGGTAGGTCAACAGGGCAGCAACACCGAGTATCCGCCGAAGACGCGCGCCGGGCTGATCCTCAGATAAAGCCACCTGACGACCTCGCAGTGCAAGAAGCTCAAAATGCTCATGCGCAGAAAACGCTTTTGGCAGAGCAGGGATGGATTGGTCACATTCTAGGCTCCAAGGCCGAGAAGCCGGGAAACGTTGCTGCTATAGTAATCCTGTTGTGCTTCCTTTTGCTCGGCGTCGGCTTTCACACTATGTGTCATGACGCAGGGAACAATGAAGATTTCTTCAAATTTGTATCAATTATAACCGGCATCATAGGCTTGGCGTTGGGCTACCTTTTCGGCTCTTCCGGTAGCGCCAAGTAGCTACCACACCTACCTACGCCCCCTCCCCTTCTCCTTGCCCCGCTTGACCAAACTCCCTACTGTGATCTGGTCTGATGCCAGACTGACGCCCCCATGGTTCGCCCTGGGGGCTTTTTTCGTTTTGGAGCCCTGGGCTCGCGCAGCTGGCCGATCCTGCAAGCGCGATATAACTCTGTACTTTGACCAAACAGCGGGTTATCTAACCCTAGTCTCCCAAAAATGCGTGGTATGCCTATGGCGACGTCCTTCTATGAAGTGCCGCTCGTCAGCGCGCCGCAATCGTTCTCGACGGATTTCAACGGCTCGACCTACAGCCTGCGGTTCACCTTTCAGAACGTCGACCAAGGCGGCTGGCTGCTCGACATATATGACACGTCAGCCAATCCGATCGTGTTGGGCATTCCCCTCGTAACCGGTGCTGATCTCCTCGCTCAATATGCCTATCTGGGCTTGGGAGTGAGCTTGTATCTTATAACCGACGGCGATTCAGATGCGGTGCCCACCTTTGCCGATCTGGGCGTCACATCACGTCTCTACCTGGCGATTGCATCATGAGCGGCACTCGACAGTATTTGCGCGTCTGTTCGCTGCAAGTGGTTGGGCAGTCCGGGTCGGGCATAGAGTTGTCGGCATTGCGGGTGACTTTCCAGATCACTCACGGCACCCAGCAAACACCACGTGCCTTGCAAGCGAGGGTCTATAATCCCAGCCCATCGACGATACAGGCTATCGAAAAGCAATTCACCCGAGTCATATTATCAGCGGGCTATCAGGGCAATGCCGCTACGATTTTCTCAGGAACGATTGCTCAGACCCGTCACGGTCGCGAGAATCCGGTGGACACGTTTATTGATATCTTTGCGTCCAGCAATGAACAATCTTATGCAACGGCCACGACCCAGCAGGTTCTCGCTCGGGGATGGCAATGGAAGGACGTCCAGTCGCAGGCCGTGACAGACATGGCTGATGATGACATAGCCGCAGGCGCTTTTCCTGAGATATCTGGATCGGGAGCGCGCCCAAAGGTGATGTACGGTATGACGCGCGACATTTGCCGCGTTGCCGGAACAAGTACAGGCAGCTCCTGGAATGTGTCCGCTGGAGCGCTAAATTTCAAACAGATCACCGATATGCAGAAGAGCGGAAGCGGCAAAAGCATCGCATTGACGCCAAAGTCTGGGTTAGTCGGTATTCCCGTGCAAGTTCCTGGCGGCGTGCAAGCAACATGCCTTCTGAACCCCGATCTGCAAGTTGGCGTCAATGTCATGCTAAGCGACAGGCTGGTTTTAGGGCAGCAAGCAGATCTTTCATACGGGGCAACCGACGGTGGTAATTTCGAGTACACTACTGACAATGGAGTCACGCGCCGGACCGTTGTGGGCCTCTCGCCGACCGGATCTTACAGCGTCGTCTTCGTGGAACATATTGGGGATACGCGCGGCGATCCCTGGTACTCAACCATAACCTGCATAGCAACCGACGTGTCAGCAGTTCAATCGCGTTCGTTGTTGGGGGCGTTCTGATGACCGATATCCGAGAGCGCTATTCCGACAGAGAAGAAGAGGCGCGGATATGGCTGGACAGTCTTCAGTCGCGCATGTGGACGGCGCTGCCGGGCATAATTCAGGGGGTTACGTTTGACGATGGAGCACCTTACGCCTCAGTCGCCTTGGCGACAAAGGGCATCGCGTTAGCCGATGATGGGTCGATTAGTTCTCACGATCTGCCCGGCCTTCCCCACTGTCCGCTTTACTTCCCAAGGGGGGGCGGATTCAGCCTTACTTTCCCGGTAAAACAGGGAGACGAATGTCTCGTCATCTTCGCGTCTAGGTCTATCGACGACTGGTGGCAAAGCGGAAAGGGACAGACGCCCTATGATCTTCGGCAGCACGATCTCTCTGACGGCATAGCCTTCGTAGGGCTGACGAGCTCTGCGCGCCCATTGACGGGTATTTCAGAACAGGGCGTTCAACTACGCTCGGATGATGGCGGCGCGGTCATCGACCTTCAAAACGATGCGATCACGATGACGGTTGGCAGCTGCATTATGCGCCTCACCTCATCCGGATTGACCGTGAGCGGCGGCACAATTGCCTCAGATACCGATGTCCTTGCCAAGGGTATCTCCTTGTCAAGCCACGTTCATCCCGGCGTGCAGTCGGGCAGTGCAACGACACAAAAGCCGGAGTAGTTCATGCGCCTGCGAATGATGGATGCCAACGGCGATATGCAGTTCGGCATCGGTCAAGCTGCGTTTGAACAGAACACTGCCGCGGCGGTCGGGCAGTTGGTCGAAACCCGCTTGAAGCTGTGGTTGGGAGAATGGTTCGCGGATACCTCTGATGGCGTCCCGTGGTCGACCCAAGTCTTAGGG